ATCATATTGTCTACGATCATTCAACGTCTTAGCAAGACAATATAATATTAAAGACGAGTCTAATCCCCCAGACGCGGCTACAGTTATACGTTTTATATCCGTAGGCAATTTTTCAAAATAATCAATAGTAAATCGGTTGTCTGTTAATATCATAATAAAAAAGGGCCGAAGCCCTTTTATTTAAGCCATAAACACAGCAATGAATGCCATTAAAAAGATATTGAAGGCACCAAACAATGGAATCCAGATATGAATTTTTTCATTGTTTGGTAGCTCAGCTGCTACATCTTTTTCTTGTTCCATTAGTCGCGTTTGGAAACGAACTGATACATTTCCTGTGCTTTCTCCATCAATGCTTCCATGCTGTAAGGTTTCAATGCAGTGTGCATATCTTCGACTGTTTTCTTACCTTGGTCAAACATTTGCTGGGTAAACATGTAGTTCATTTCCCATTGTTTGTCCATGTAATCTTTAGCCATGCCTAGAACTTCTTGACGAATCTCGAATGGGTTCTTCATAGTTGTCTCCATTATTTAGTTACCATTTTCGAAAAAGCCGAGAACTGGTCAACACTGTACTTCATCATGGCGATGGAGTTGTCGACAAGCATTTCAGCGAATTGAGTTTGAGCATCGACCCATTGATCAGCAACCTTCTTGAGTTCAGGTTGGTCCTTGAACATCTGGTCGCCAACCAACTTCTTGGTGTGTTGGAACTGCTCAATATAGAATTTTGGTGAAAACATTTTATTCTCCTGTGTGTGTTTGTAAAATGCCGGTTTTGAAAAGATCCGGCAACTTTATTTATCTCTTAAATATAATGAGCGTAACGTGTCTTGTAACCCTCAATATCTTTCATGCGTCTTTCGAGTTCGACGATGTTTTGAGATTGAGCAAGATAACGCTCGACTTGAGCTTGAGCAACTGCGTTGCCCCAGTTTTCAAATTTACTCATTACCTTCGAGAAGAAGTTCTTTACTTGTGTCATGTGTGTTCTCCACTTTGTTAGTTCCGATTTGAATAACGCGTGGACGCTTTTCTTCTGGGACGATTCTCTGTAAGTCAATCACGAGCAACCCATCCCTTAGATCGGCTCCTTTTACCTCTACGTGTTCGGACAGTCTAAAGGAACGCCTAAACGAGCGACCCGAAATACCTCTATGCAAGTATGTCGGCTCTGAACCAATATAGGTCTTCGAACCATTGACATACAAGATACCGTCTTGCACTTTGATTTCTAAGTCTTTCTCTTTGAACCCAACTACGGCAAGTTCGATTTGGTATCTGTCGTCGGATAGTTTTACTATATTATGTGGGGGATAGTTATCTGTTTGAGCAGAAGAAGCGAGACGCTCCAATTCGTCAAAGATACCATCGAACCCAATAAACGCAGAACGCGGAAATTTATAAGCTGTCATAGCGACCTCCTAAATTAAGCAAGGTTGTAGAAAAATGGACCCACAAATGTGGCATCCATGTATTATTTATATAGGTTTGATTATAATAGTTTCTTTTGTACTAGTCAACTCGCCGCAAAACGTTTTGCATACGTTTGGTGGGTCATCTGAGTGTATTGCATCAACAAACTGCTGCCATTCTCGTGAATCTATAATACTTTCTATTCTGTCGTTATTTTGTATTTTTAGTTGTTCTTGATATAACAGCTCAGTATATTTGTCCTTGTGCACAATATTATCGCACCAGCAACACGGAAGTAGGTAGCCCTCAGCTGAGTGGCCAAGCGGTCTAGTATTAGATTGCAGGCACTTTGGTTTGATTTTCATACCGCTGTCTCAATGCTTGTTCGAACCCTTTGCGAGGAATATACATTCCTTCACTTGGCTTCAATGGATCATTAGCAAAAAACCTTGACGACTTTGTGAACTTGATTTCTATTCCTAAGTAACGCGCTAGCGACGTTGCCGTATCAATATCTTTTTCATTATACGAGAATATAATGTATTGCCAAACAACTTTTTTGACAATGTCACGACCCGCAACCATAAGGTCAAATAGTTTTGTTCCGTCTTGTCTGTGTCTATAGTTGCAACTGTCAGCCGGCAATCCATCAATACCAAAATGCCATATAGCATTTCGATTAGCATGGAATGCATTGATAAACCAATCAACTGGTCTATGCGATGCAGCAACATGCACAATACACTGCTTGTTGTGTTGATCAGCTAACGCAAGAAACTCAGGTAGTTTGGGATGGAGTGTTGGATCTGAGATATTACCACAAAATTCTATTTTATCAAACCACTTGAGTACTTTGAGATAATCATCAATAGACATATCCCCACCAGGTACCTTGGTGTCCTCATAATCATAAACAGATCTAACACATCTCTCACAAGCTAGCGTGCACTTGTTAGTAATGTCGAGATTAATTGATTTGTTAAGCCTTAGCGCCGATGTTGTATTTCGGACATAGCTCCCACTGGTTTTTTTCACGGTATGGAATAATTTTAATTTGACGAAGTGGTGCACAATCTAGTGTCGAGCCTTTTGCAAACGAAATCAAACCCCAGTCACTCAATAACGTAGCAACAGTGTTACGTCTTTGGACATCATTGAGTTCTAGATTAGATTTCTTGCCATCAAGCATAAACAGTTCTTTGAAATGTACAATAAAGTACCGGCCTTGTTTATGAAGAATATGACATGATTGATATAGCTTCTTCTCTTTACGAGAAGCGACTCCAATGCGTGTAAGGGTTTCCCGGACCTTTAGAAAGTCGTCCGGTTCGTTAAGGGTGACCTCCAGCATATCACTGGGGCTCCATTGTATAGTATTATTTTCTTCCACCACGGTTCACCTTTTGCTTTAATATTGTTATCTGTTCAGGTGATAGAAGGGTCAAAGCCTGGCGGGCTTTCTCATTGCTATAGCCATAGTATTGCTTGACGACTTCAACATCACTTTCGACTGTAGGTTTAGTCCATTTAGAGAAACGTTGACGTTTCCTGACTATATTTAGCAAAAAGTGATATTGGAGTTTATTGTCAAGATGGTGGTACCGATTCATTACGGCAGCCAGGCCCACAGTATCAGGAAAATAAGACAAAGAGCGATTGATAACAAAGGGAACATAAGCCTTCTCCGCCACATCATCTACCATGATGTCTTTCTTGGTATAGTTAATACTATTGACATAATCAAATGGATTCATACACTTCTCCCCACGATCTATCTTGTGATGACCTAACAGAAAGGACAACTCGATAGTTTATATTATCTGTATTGTCTACTGCGTGAAACAGATCGGTCCTGAATAATTTTACACTGTCAAGTTTTTCCTTATGACTAGCGGGTGGTGTAGGACTCGTCAACACAAATGTTGATGGATACACATATTCACATGTAAAGTGTTGTTGATCATTATACCACACGTTGTAACCTCTGTTGCAACCAAATACAGGAATGTTTATCGCCCACTCTCTTACTTGTTTAGTTTTGCCAACACAGTCCTTGTGCGCCGGTAATACATTATTTGGCTTGACAATAAACAGTCTGGGAGTATCGAGAGGGACATCAATCAAATCTTGCAGCTCAGCAAGGTCCCAATCAATATGCGAACAGTCTGCAGTATAACCAACGTCACCTACATTTACAATTCGTGGCTGGCCTTCAACAGGAAAAGTATAGTGTTCAAAGAACTGCCTTGAGATTATTTCAATGGTTTTCGATGTGCAAATGGTTTTTGTATACATTACCAATGCCTCAATACACCAGCAACAATAAACGAATTAGTAACAAGGTACCATATTAGAATAAATGTACGTATTACTGTGACCTTGTTGTCATAGTCTTTTGTTGTCTTGTCTTCAAACGAACCTAGAGCATACTGCCAGGTCTTCCACACCTCACGCAAATTCAACATTGGCCATAACCTCCGTCATGCATGCTACTACGTTAAGCTCATGGTCAGCAACAAATGCGTCCTTATATTGATAGTCGGCTAAAATCAATACAAGTTGAGGAATAGAGCCGGGTGTTACATGATCAACCATCCGATCGTAGATACCCCTGAAGATAGAGACAGTGTCGACATCCATGTTGTTGACAACCCACAATCTCATCTTCTTAAAGTCCTTAGCCTTAAGATGAGTAAACAGTTCTGTATACTGAGAGGCAGAGTTAACAAGAGCATCAGTATTAAGCTGACCGCCAATACTGTACCGCTGACACTCGTTAATAATACGACGCCAGTCAGGTGCATGCTTCATGATTAGCTCGGCTACGAGCTTGTCGTTATACTGTACACCTTCGTTGTTTAGAATGAACTGAAGACGCTTCATAAACTGCGCAGCGAGCGCAGCCATATCCTTCTTACTTGTGTTGAACTCATACACACCGCACCGAGAGTGTAGAGGCTCAATAATACGATTCTTGAAGTTACAAGTAAGGATGAACCTACAGTTATTGCTAAACTCTTCGATGAAGCCACGAAGAGCAGGTTGAGTAGACTGTGGGTTTAGATAGTCAGCCTCATCGAGGATAACAACTTTGTATCCGCCTTGTAGGGAAACGGATGATGCAAACTGCTTAATCTTACCTCTAAGGGTATCGATATTCCCTTCTTCTGATCCATTGATAACGATGTAATCAAGATCAAGAGAGTCACAAAGAGCGCGAGCAACAGTAGTTTTGCCAAGACCCGCAGTACCAGCAAAAAGCATATTAGGTAGATCGCCAGATGTAACAATTGATTGAAATACCTGTTTAAGTTGTTGGGGGAGGATAGTATCGTCAATTGTTTTAGGACGATACTTCTCCACCCATAGAAAGTCGTTGGACATATAGACCTCGCATAACAAAGAATAAATTATAAATCAAAACGGTCTATTGTTCAATTACTTTTTAGCAGCAGGTGCTGCGGCCTGAGCTTCCGCCAACTGTTGTTGGAACGTCTCAGCAAGCTGAACAGCTTGGGTACACTGGTCGCGCAAGCCACCAATGGTACTTAGCTCTTCACCTTTGAAGCCACCACGTTGCGTGACAGCATCGATTACAGCAATAGCGCTGCGGCTAATACGATTAGCTAGATCGTACATTTGTTTATGTTCAGTCATAATAACTCCTAGGATTCAAATGTGGAGGACTTTTCTAACGCTACCCAGTACTTCAGGTCCTTCCCGTCATCGGTACTGGTGAATTGGGAAATTAACTTCGACGAAATATCCACTTGATAGCTAGCTGGGATCATTCGTAGATTGTTAATACCCATAATAAAGTTGAAGTTGTCAGACTTAAACTCACCATCAACGTCAATAGAATACACGTTAGATGTTGCATTATCCGACGCAACAACAGATAGGGTGATGCATCCGCTACCTGGAGTAATAGACAATTCGCTATGTCCAAGTACACCAGCCGCGCGCTTCAAGTTACCTAGTGTGGTTTCATCTAGAGTAAAACTAACATCAGCTTCAGGCATCGTAATACCTTTAGCGGGTGACGTTAGCATCTCTGGTGACGAATAATAATATTTAATATTAGCACGACCAGATGCATCAGTAATCTTTACAAAGTTATCTTCGAAACGAAGATGAGGATTATCTACAAGACCCATAGCAGAGAGAAACTCTGATAGATCGTAGATACCAAACTCTTTCTCAAAAGTCTCCTCTACAGTAGCAGACCCGAGAATGTTTTTAGCTTCTGACATCGTCATAATAGTGCTACCAGGCTTGATAACAATATTAGAGTTGACAGTCGCAAAGTTCTTCAGAACTTGCATAGTGAAGCTAGACAACTGCATTTTCTTTTCCTTTTATTTGACTAAAGTTCTTCTCTTTGGCAAACTCAATCTTAGATGTAAACTTACCGTCAAGAATATCACCTTTGTGTGAGATAACAAACACATTGGTGTCATCACCTAGAGTATAAATGATTTTCATCAAATTATCAACTCCTTCATAATCTAGCGAAGAGTCAAATGTTTCATCTAGTATCAATAGATTAGTTGATACTGAGTTCTTCATCTTTGCAACCATCCGCCACGTAAACAGCAACGCCAGATCGATACGTTGCTTTTCTCCCTCCGAGAAAGAATCATATGAAAACCCATCTCGGTGTCTAGAACGAATCGTCTCTTGAAACGACTCGTCAAGATCAAAGTGAACAAAGAAGTCAAGTACTTGTAGGTACTGGTTGACCAAACGATTAATCACAGGAAGATACTGTTTAATAATCTTTGTCTTGATACCTGTATCCTTCAGCATCTCGCTGATAACAGTATTGTACTGCTGCTGTTCATTCAGCTCGAGCTTCTTCTCTGTCAGATCATCTCGTTGTTTGTTATATTGCTGTAGCTCTTGCTTGGCTGCGTTAAGATCGGCAACTGCGCTGGTGCTAATTTCATCTCTGAGACTATCAATCTCACTCTGTAGCCTACTAATTTCTTTAGTGTTAGACAATAGTGTGTTCTGCCATCCACGTAGTTCTGATAACGATGTGTTAGCTTCCTCAAGATTTTTTGATACAGCATCCGACTCTGTAACGGCGCGGTCCATAGCCTCTTTGAGTTCTTTAGCTCGCGCCTTGGCGTGAGAAAGTTTTGTGCTGCGTAGACCCTCACTGATGTCTTGGTCGCAAGTCGGGCAAGTCTCATTCTCTTCATAGAACCTCGCATCCTTGGCGACGGTAGCCATCTGCTGCTTAAACTGCGCTTGGTATTGAACAAGCGCCGTGTGCTTATCCGTGAGTTTGGCAATTCGGTCATCAATGTACTGTTGGTTGTACTCAATCTTTTCGGATAGAACCTCGTTCTGATCAACTCGCTGATGGATCTCATCTTGTTTCGATAGTATAGCGGTGTTCTTCGAATCGATGTTCGCTTGTGTAAGCTGTTGTACTTCTTTAATATACTTTGCCTGCGCTTCGATTCTGGTCTTTGCAATATCGATTTCATAACTAAGCTGCCTAATGTTCTCTTTTAGTTCACTGGTCTTCTCTTTAAGGATACCATTCATCTTTGAGAAGATATTGATATCAAGAAGATCCTCAATCACATCTCGTCTATTCTGCGCAGATAATTGCATGAACGGAATAAACGAAGACGACCCCAACACAACAATCTGATGGAACGACTTATGGTTCAGTTTAATAATGTTCTGCTCAAGTATCTTCTGATACTCGCGAGAATGCGAGTCTTGATTAATCAACTCACCATTCTTCCATATCTCAAAGATACCTGGCTTGATACCTCTGACAATCTTAAACTCAGATCCAGATACATTAAACTGAACTTCAACGACACATTGCTTGTTATTGA